GTCGCATATCTATTTCCTCGTATTTCCTGCATAAATCTTCACAAATACACCCTTCACAGTCAAAACATTCATGCAGACCATCAGAGTTAGAACGCCACGTCTTTTTCGGTAGTTTGTGACTTCGTCCTCTGATGTTTGTCATTTCCAACATTTTCACCCCCTGTAGCAAAACTAACCCTAATCTGTTCAGTTGGCGGTTCTCCCACTGCATTTTCAGCCTTCATAACTTCACGTGCCGCCACATCGTTATCAATCCAGTTCATTAATACAGCAATGGCATAGAATTGTTGTTTAAGCAGGTTTACATTCATTCGCTGTTCTTCGGAATTCCAGTCAATAGTATTATGCTTAAACTTTGGTATGGCCTGAACGCCTTTTACCCTAAGCCATAAGCGAGCAATTTCTTCAATAAGCCTTTTTGAGCCACGCTGACAGGAGGCAATGCCTGAGCAAAAGATTCTAAATTGCACTGTGCCCCACGTCTCTGTATTTCCGGATATTCTGTTTGAGAAAATACCCATTTGCTTAGCACCGTTAAGCACCTGAACATCCACAAGCTCATTTACAGCCCTAACGTCAAGGCTTCTTCCTTGGTTAGCACCGCCTTGCCCCTGATTACGTTCTATATCATCGAAATGCACTATATCTGAATCTGGTTGTAGATTCTTAAGCATATTACAAACATTATTGTATTGTTCTGTTAGCCAAGCGTTTAGCTTTTTGCTGTCATTTTTTATATGTTGCGGGCAATATGTCATCATACGCTCAAGGTCAATCGAATAATCATCCCTTGGCCAGCCTTGATGATGTAATACTGCCTGCAAGTCTTGAAGTATTTGCATTTGAAAGTCTATAGCTTGCAATACAGGTGTCATTGTCAAAGTCCCCCTAGGGTCGCCAATGTCAGGATCGGCAGGCACCCAAAAGAAATTAGCATGAGAAGGGTCAAGATATACCTTTTTAAACATTTGCATCTGATACGGCACCCATTTTTTTACGCCCATTAATCTCTTTTAGTTCCCATTCTATGGTTTTAGGCTTAACAGGGTATACGTCGTAAATATCCTTTCTATCAGGCGTAACTTCGACCTCACAACCCATAGCACCCAATAAAAAAGAGCTATAATGAAACTGGTCTATCAGCCCATCAAGCCCCGCATTGCTAATTTCGTTTACCCTTGACGCAAATTCCCGCCATTCATCATTAAGGTATGTCAACTTTGTTTTAGTATTTCGGACGTCATAAAACTGCATTTCGTTACCTTGATTTGCAAGCCTAACAAAGTTCCACACCGACATAGATACATCAGGGTTTACTCTTTTGAGAAATTCCACCGCCGATGCCTCATCGGGAATACTTCGCAAGGTTTCAAGTATATTAGCCGTTCGAGAACGGTAGGGGGAAAGGGTAGTAGTGTAACCATCGCCTATCATTGTTTGTCTGCCTGTAGGAAGGCTTTTTGGCTCAGCCCTAGCACGTGCAAATATTCTTTTCCAAAAGCCCATAGCATCACCTTCATTCTTCAAGCTTTTCTATTTCCTCAAGCAATTGTGCCTTTGCAAGATTGATTGTAAATCGGTCGCTTTCTATGACTTTTTTTATAAGTTCGGCATCATCATCGTTTATTTCAATCTCACCATTATTTGTAAGATTTACAGCCCATGTAATCATCTTTGCAGGCTTACCGACAGTAGACATAGCAAGGATATTCGCAAGAACATCACTTAGTTTGTCTTGCATAGGCTCGCCTTTGAGGTTTAAGAGGTTTTTGTCAAGATTTAGTTTCATTGTTTTTACCCTCCTACGAATAAACTCTGTTGCATCTGCGCCTGTTTTACTCGCTGTCGTGCTATCTCGCAGTATTCCTCGGATATATCTATTCCACAGTAATTCCTTCCGTTGAGATACGCCATCTTTGCAGTTGTGCCGCTACCCACGAATGGGTCAAAAACAAAATCACCCGGATTGCTCCATGAAATTATGTGGTCATTGGCTAATTGTTCGGGAAACATTGCAGGATGTTTGTGGTGTGTATTGTTTGGTCGAAT